AAGATGTCCGGCAGGTTCTCCAGCTCGGCGTTGCCGGCGCGGCCGGCGACGACCATCTTGTCCAGCAGCAGGCGGGCTTCTTCGGTCTTGCTGAGGTCGATGTCGAACTGGGTGGCGGCCACGCCCATGGCCTTGGCCAGGGCGTCGGCGTTGGTCTTGGAGACGGCCAACGTCTCGGCCATGGGGGCGACGGTAGCGGTGGCTTGGGCGATGCCCAGGCCGCCGGCGATCAGCGCATCGACGCCACCCTTGAGTTCGTCCACGCCCTGGCCAGTGGCGATCTGCGCGTCCATCAGGCTCTGGCGCAGCAGATCCGCCTCGGCCGCGGTCGCGCCGGCGGTGAGCTGCAGCTGCTTGAGGTCCTTGTCCAGCTGGGCCGACTGCAGGCCCACCGCGATGGCGGAAACCCCCAAGCCCAGCTGCGCGAGCTTGCCCTCGACCGACCCGGCGAAGTGGCCGAGCGCGGCCAGCTCGCCCTTGGCGGCTGAGCCGAACTTCTTCAGGCCTGTCTCGCCCTTGCTCAGCCCGCCCATCAGGCGGGTGACATCGGCGGTCAGGCGCAGGGCCAGGGTTAGGTCGCGGTTGCTCATGCTTTCTTGGTCAGGTTGCCCAGGTAGTGGAGGAACTCAGCCGGCGGCAGCGCGAGGATCTGCTCGCGCGACCAGCCGTGACGCAGGGCAATCAGCTGGACGGCGTCCCAGTGATGGCGGAGTCGTCCGTTGCGCCGTTTCCCATGTCGTCGAGCTTGATCTGCGCCTGGCGCAGGGCGGTGTAGTCGCCGCGCTTCTTGACCATCGCCACCACGAACGGGCCCGTGAATTCGTCGCCCTGGTCGTTGGTGACGCGGGTCAGCTGGCGCACGGCGAGCTGAGCGCTGTAGTGGATGGCATGGGTCGGGCCACCGGAGTCGACCTCGGCGTCGATCATGTCGGCGAGCAGGGCTTCGCGCATTTCGAAGCGGGTGTAGGTGGTGCCGGCGATGACCAGGCCGTGGGGGAATTTGCCGTTGGTGGTGAGCTGTTGCATGTCTGTTCCTTACAGTTGCACGGCCGGCTGGCCGCTGAATTTGAGGGCGACGTCCTTGCCGACGCTGACGGCGTCGACGGTGAAGCCATCGCGGATGACCCAGCCCTTGCCCGTGTCGGACTCGAACACCAGGTTGGCGCCGGTGAGGTTGCGCAGCTCCTCGATGTCCAGGTCCTGCTTGAGCGGGACGGTGCAGTTGAGTTCTGGCGCGGCGGTGGCCTCGGAGTAGCCGACGGTGCCGTCGTCCAGCGCCTCCGGGGTGCGGGCGACGCCGCCGAGGTTCAGGGTGGCGCCCTCGCGGGAGGCGAGGCGCTTGCCGTTGTAGGTGATGGTGGCGCGGCCGTGGTGCTGCATGGGGCCTCCTTACAGGCGGTACTGCACGGCCGCGGCGAAGATGTCGAACTGGTTGACCAGGTTCGGCGTCAGCACGGCGTTCATGCGGTTGGGGTTCTGGGTGGAGCGCTTGAGGATCAGGTCGCGCTTGAAGCCTTCAAGGTCCTCGAGCACGCCGTCTTCCTTGGCCAGCTTCTCGGCCTCGGCGATCAGGGTTGCGCGCACCGTGGTCGGCGTGGCGTAGGCCTGGCCGGGAATGGCCACGTCGCCCAGCTTGTGGCGCGGGTAGTCGCGGGCTACCGCAGCGTTGAAGCGGAAGCGGATGAAGTCCGCGGTCCACTTCGTCTCCAGGCGCAGCAGGGCGATGTCCGGCAGGCCGAAGCTGTTGACCTGGTAGTTGGTGATGACGGTCTCGATAAGCACCTGGCCGCCGGCATCGACGGTAAAGGTGCTGATGCCGTCGTATAGCAGCAGGTTGCGCTCGGCGCGGGTGAAGCGGCTCTTCTCCGGCGGCGGCAGCACGCCCGGCAGCGCCAGGCTGCGGAACGGCCTTGCAGGATCATTGGCACCGGAGAACTCGGCGACCGTAGCCCACGCGGCCGCGGCCACCCAGGGTGCGGTCGGCATGTCGTAAAGGCCCAGGGTGCTGAGGTGCGGCGAGTTGCGCTCGCTGCCCCAGGTGGTGAGCGCGGCGTGGTTGCCGACCTTGGCGTTGAATACGTGGCCGGTGAGCACGTCCATCGGGCCGAAGCGCGCGGCCATCTCGCCTTCCAGGGCGGTGAGGTTGGCGCCGTCCAGGTAGGGGCAGGCAATGCTGTAGTACTGGGTGCCGGCGATGGCATCGAGCACCGGCTGGACCGACGGGTTGGCTGTGCCGCCGGTCATGGCGGCGATCGCCACGGTCAGGCCGGCCGGAGTCTGCTCGCCGTAGTAGTTCAGGCGCAGATCCAAGTCATTACCGGTTTCGCCCTTCCAGCGGCAGGTCAGGGTCACCACGCCCAGCTCGGCCGCGGCGGTGACGGGCAAGTCGGCGTCGGCGCTGATGGCGTCGGCCAGGCGCGAAGCGATCGCGCTGGCGGCATCGCCGGCCACGACCATGGCGCGCACGACCTTGCCGCCGATGTAGAGCGCCAGGGTGCCGCTGGTGGTCGGGCTGCCGGTCAGCGTCACGCTGCCGATGGCGGCTACGCCGGCCGGGTCATCGTCCAGGGCAATGGCCCAGAGGTCGACGTAGTCGCTGGCGCCACGCGCGGCCTTGGCCATGCCGTGCAGCATGCTGCCCTGGCCGAACGCCTGCGCGGCCTGGTCGCCGGCCTGGCTGCCCAGGCGCATGGCCACGCCGGCCGGAGCGGTGCCGCTGGCCAGGCGCTGGCCGATGAGCAGCAGGCGCCGCTCCATCACCGCGCCGCCGCTGACCGCCTTGCTCGGGTCGATCTCGATGTAGATGCCCGGTACCCGGATGTTATCGGGCACCTCGTTGAAGCTGACATTCTCAGCCATGGCTTACTCCTTCGGCGCGGCCTGGCGCTTGCGGGTGGGTGGGGTGCCGGTGGCCACCGAGCCGTCGGCCATGCGGCGGCGCCAGTAGCTGTCGAGCACGACGAAGTCGCCCTCGGGCTTGAGGTGCCCGCCCAGCGGGTGGCGCACCTTCAGGCCCTCGGCGGGCACCAGGAATACGGGTTGGCTCATGAGCCCTCCTGCGGGTTGATGTGCGAGTGCAGATCCGGGGCGGGCTCTGCGTGGTCTTCAGCGGCCCAGCGCTGGCGATCGGCCGCGGTGGCGAAGGGCTGGATGTCAAAGTCGGCGTGAAACTCCAGGAAGTCGGCGAGGTTGACCGCGTCCTTCTGCGGCGGGTCGACGTCGGCCTTGATCAGCACCAGGGCCACGTGCAGGCCCTGGTCGCGCAGGGCGTCGTCCTGCATGAACTGGTAGCGGGTGACCTCCCAGCTGGCATCGCCGGCGACGCCGCCGTGCAGCTCGGCGATGGCGGCATCGAGCATCTCGTAGAGGCCGATGGTTTTGCCGTCGCCATGCCGTGCGGCCTGGTGGCTGCGGGCGTTGCGTGCGACCAGCACGACGACGAACTGCGGCGTGGCTAGGGCCTGGCTCAGGGTGCCGTCCATGGCCACCACGTAGGCGGCCGGTGCGTCCACGCCCCAGCGCTTGACCAGGTCCTTGTCCGGGGTGTCCGGCAGGCTGTCGACGGCGCGTAGGCGCGAGCCCAGCGGGCTGGCCTTGAGCAGGTCGATCAAATGGGCTTCGAGCTGGCCGAGCATCAGGCACCCCCCGGCGCGCCCTGGCGCACCAGGCTGGCGAGATGGTTCTCGACCAGGTCGAGGATGTCCTGGCGATCGCCATCGGAGATCCCGAGGAACGGCCGCGCCGGGATGCTGACCTGGCGTTTGGTCGACCAGCGATCGCCGATGCGAAAGCGCAGGCCGCGCGAGGATTTGGCGCGGATGGTGCCGCCAAACTGGTGGATGGCTGCATAGATGCGGTTGACGCCCCATACGGCCGAACGCTGGTTGGCGTAGCTGCCGATGGAGTCGCCCAGGTGGCCGTCGCGGGTCAGCGTCTTACCGCCGCTGAGCTGCACGCGCAGGCTCGGCTTCCAGCGCTCGCCGTCCGGGCCGGTCTGGCTGCGGAAGCGTTCGCGGGTGCTGTTCTCGCCGAGGAAGGCGATGTCCTGGAGCAGCGGCTGCGGGTCACCGCCAAGCCGGCGGATCTGCTGGAACAGGCGCTGGACCTGCGGCAGGTTGTGGCTGAGGCGGATGCTGACGGCCATCAGATGAACCCCCGGCTATTGTCGCGGGCGAACACCAGGGCACCGCTGACCATCTCGGCGCCGGCCGAGGGCTGCGCGGTGCTGCCGTCGCTGGCCAGGCCCAGCTGGACCTTGCCGGCGGCGACGTGCTCCAGGAAGCGGATGGAGTCCTGATAGAGGGCCTTGACCTGGTCGGGTGCGGCGTCGTCGAACAGCACGAAGCGGGCGATCTGGCAGGCGATGCGCTCCAGGACGTCGGGTGTCTGGCTGAGCGGCAGCTGGTAGCGGCCGCCCAGGTAGGTGTCGATGGTTTGCTCGGCGTCGCCCAGGGCGCGCTCGACCTTGGCCAGCGCCGCGGCAGCCGCGGCCTGCTCTTCAGCCGTGAAGCTGGAGAGGTCACCCGCCGCAGCGGCGATGCGTAGCAGCTCGCCGTCCACCAGGGGCGGCAGGCTGGCATCGGCACGTTGGGCGATCTCGTCCGCGTTGTAGCGGGCGAGCAGCTGGAGGGCGCTGGCGTACATCAGGCGTTACCTTCGCCGTCGACCGGGTTCGACTGACCGTCTTCATTGGTAGTCGCCGGGCCGGTCGAGCTGTCCGCAGGCGGCGCATCGCTCGCGGGTTGTTTGGCATCGCCATCGCCCGCCAGCGGTGCGTCACCGCTTTGCGGGTCAGCCTCGATCTCGCAATGCTCAACATGCAGCATGGGCTCGGCCTCGATGGCTGCGAGCTGTTCCTTGGTCAGCAGGTCCAGCGAGATACCGTGGCCCTCGCGGGTGAACACGAAACCAGCGCGGCGGAAGGTCTCCGGGAAGCTGCGCACGAAGATGGCCTTGATGGTCGACTCGGTGCCGGCAG